GGCAGGCATATCATATATAATTAATTCTTCTTCCTTTATTTTTTTCCTACCATATAAAACAATTCTTATATTTTTTGTTTCTTGGATAGGTCCATTTTTATTATGAAATCTAATATATGGAGGTATAGGAGCTGTATATTCAATATTGGAGTGGTTACTACCATTATACGAATTATTTCCTAAAGTTCTAGGGATAGAATAATGTGCCTTCCCGTGACTCCCAATAAAACCATAGTGTATATTTATATCATCGAGAGAACCCCCACTTGTACCAACACAAGTTGCAGTTATCCTAAGTTCTGTCCATCCTTTTAAATTAATCCAAGCCGTAAATAAATTGTGTATAACATTAGTTCCTCCTACAGTTCCCTGGACAGAAAAGGTTTTGTCATCCATTGTTATTACCATAGGTTTCGTTAATATATTAATATCGGAAGATTGTAAAAAAGTATTCATTATATATTAAGGATTATAAATAAATCCATCATTTGACGGATTAAATGCTGGAACATCTATTATATTAACATCATCTTCTTTATTTATTTTTAGTCTACCAATAATAAATATATTGATTTGTTTAGGATCCGCACCATAAGCACCTGCAGGGGTATAATTATGAAATCTTATATAGGATGGTAGTGGCGATTTATATATAACTTCACCTTCCATCGATGAAATACTATTTAATACATCTGCAGCATTATAAAACACGGTACCAGGATCAGGAGCTGCACTCCAAGGTAAATTACTAGTTTCTATATCAAAATCACGAAGCGTACCCGCCCCGGTCATATTAGACAATATTCTAATTTCAGTCCAGTTTCTTAAATCAAACCATTTTGTATGTTCGAACCATGTAACATCTGTATTAGCAATATTTGAACTAGAATCATTCGGATCAGCAAATGCTGTTCCATCTATAGATAATCCTACTGGTATAGTTAATGTATTATTGGCATCACTTGAACGTATAAATCTATTCATATACTAATACACTAGAATTATTTTATTTTCTAAACATTGGCATTTTATTAACATTTCTCATTTGATGAAATACATTTTTACCCATTTTAAAATTATTAATTTTAGCCTTATTAATAAACGTCTTTATTGGTTTCTTAAAAGGTTTAAACATTCTCCCACTATGGACGACTTTATCTGTCTGAACGTATGGAACTACACCTGTAAAATGTTTGGAATGTTTTCCGTAGTTTTTATTTGCTACTCCTGAATATACACTGGCTTTCCACGCAGAACCCCCTACAATTTTAGGACTATTTTTTAACCAGTTTATTTTACGGTTTTTAACATTTGGGAATTTACCTGGATTTGGTTTATTAGATAAACTTCTAAGTTTCCATACCTTTTTGGATAGATTATGGACCGTACCACCTCTCTTTTTTGATACCTTCTTTTTCATAGACTTCTTAGACTTCTTAACCTTCTTAGTCTTTTTAGATTTTCTACCAGATGCAACCTGATAAAATTTACCGGCTACTGGCTTATCCCCCATAGGGAATGTTTTTTTTGGTCTAACATTATTACACGATTTTGGCAAAGCACTAATAACATGATTACTAGCAATTGATCCACCTTTCATATAATAATATACAATAAAATAAAAAATATATAATAGTAACAAAGTATTATTCGAATACTTCAATTAATTGGATACAATCTTATCACTTTCTTCATCGTAAACACCAAGATATTTAGGATTTTCTAAATTATAAGAATAAATGTTTCTTTTCTCATCCATAAGATAAACAACCTCATCAATTTGTTTCCTTTTTGTAGCAATATAATCATCACCTCTTCGTTTCTTCTTTTTTCGTTCTGTTTCATGTGTAATAACCCTTCCATCATCAACCCGGCCAAATTTTAGATTCTTCTGATGACTCAAGCAATATTCAGAACAATCTTTCCTACTTCTTGTACATTGTTCACCATCAATTTTACGACCCATACATTGTTTATCTTTATCTATTTTACGTTTAATTCTTTTACGAATACCATACTGAATTGCAAGATTAGAATTACTAAAAGACAACTTTTTCAGTTCTTCATAATCAATATCATATTTTTTACTTATTGTATCTAACATTTTTTCGAGTTCTTCTTTAAACATTTTAAAAATAGGATTCTTGAGGATGACATTGTTATCCATTATTATTGTAATTGTATTATACCTCATTTTTTAAATCAATTTTTTAAATAATCACAGTTTAAAGACTTATTGATGAACACATTCAACATTTTCATTATCATCCGGTGGCCGATGTAATTTCTCCTTTCTTTGTTCTCTATTATTTTCTTTATATTCTTCTAGATTAGTTTTTGTGTATTCTCCTTCCAAAACTAGTTTTTCTGTCTTTTCATATTTTTTAAATAACTCCTGGATATATTTCCTTCGTTCATCATCAATAGATGTTGGAAAAACTACATTGAAATTAATAATTAAATCACCAGTCATACCTTTTTTTCGTATAACCTTTTTAGAAAATGGCTGGATTACATCAGTATTCTTTACATACAGTTTTTCACCATCTAGATGTTCTATAACAAATTCACACCCACACAAAGCCTCAACTAGTGTAATTTTTTTATCTATAATCAAATCTACGTCATTATGTATTTTAAAAATTTTATGGGGAGCTATATTAATCTTTACAAATAGATCACCATAAACATCTGCATCAGGATGTTGGTCTGATTCTCCACTAAACTTTAGTGTATGACCGTTCTTAAAATCACGTTTTAAATTAATTTTTATACTATTCCTGGTTTTAACTATTTTTTCACCATTACAACTCATACAGATATTATCGGCAGGATTATATTTACCACTACCTCTACACTCATTACATAGTACCTGTGATTGAGAAACAAAACCAGGACCTAACTGGACCATCTTTAAAACCTTTCCCATACCTTTACATGTTTGACATTTTCTACTTAGACTTTTATCCTTTACACCTTCCCCACGACATGTACTACAAATAATCTGTTTTTCATAACTTAATTTCATCTTTTTCTCTTTATAAGCATCTTCCAGAGATATTTCTATTTCTTCCTTCCTATCTTTTGTTTTAGTTTGTTGTCTACTTCTATTATTCATATTAAACATATTCCCAAACATACCAAACGGATCCATATTTGGCATCTGTTGTTCTGACATATTACGATTCAACCCTTCCTCGCCATAACTATCATAAATTTCTCGTTTCTCTTTATTGTTTAAAATATTATACGCTCTAGAAATTTCTTTAAACTTTTCTTCTGCACCCTCCTCTTTACTCCTATCTGGATGATATTTCATCGCTAGTTTTTTATATGACTTTTTTAGTTCATCTTCACTACAACCCTTTGACACATTTAGAATATCATAGAGTTTAGTATTATTTGGATTTGCTGGTTTGTTAAAAAACATTCTATATTAATACTAATATTGTATTTTACTTTAAATAACTTACTTAAATAATTATATTAAATGTGATAAACTAGAATCGGTGTTTACTCCTTCTTTAATTTTATAAGTAAATTTTAATCCTTCATGATTTTTATTTATAACCATTTTATAATTCTTGAACTTAGGTCGTTTTCTAGTAATTTTGTCTAGATGTGTTGTTATAATTGTAATACTTTTTTCATCTAATAATTTATTACAATATAGATCAGAAACTTTCTCAGAATCATTATAATTTGTTGCATTAAATAATTCATCTATCACAGAAAAAACAAACCCATCTGTAGTTTTAATTTTTTCAATATAATCATCCATCTTTTTTATTTGCGACTGAAATAATGATAGCTTTCCTATTTCATCTGTATTATAAATCTGTGTGTCAATATAAGAAAAAGGTGTAAAGAGCATATATTTAGAATAACATAACCCAATCGTTTGGGCTAATAAAATATTTATAGTTACACTCTTTATAAATGTAGATTTTCCACACGCATTCGGACCTGTTATTAGTATATTATCATGGATTGATATACTATTTTTTACTGACTTCTCTAATAATGGATTTCCCATCTTTTTAAAAATAATTAATGGTTTCTTTAATTTTATAGAATTTGGTAAACTATATCCTCCTTTTTTTAATAATTTTCTATTATTGTTATAATCTATTAATCCAATATATTTAATATAACTAAATAGTTTATCCTTTTTAAATAATCCTATATACTTATTCATAGCTTCACCATTATGTTTATAATTTAGGTCTATTACTGGTAATGGGTCACTATTATAACTATTTTTTGTAAAAATTTCTTGTGTCTTTTTTATTATTGTTTTTATTATATCTAACTTTTCTATTATTTTATTTCTTAAAATGTATGTTAGTACAGAGAATTTTATAGAGGAATAGATATTATAAATAAAAAATCCTATATACAGTATTGTTTTTATTAAACCGGTTATAGTATTAACTTTAAAAATATTTAGATTTGTTAGCCCCATAAAGGACATATCTATCATATATTTAATTTTAGGTAATAGATAATCCGGTATATATTTTTTAAAAACTGCAAATAATACTAACACGATTGGTAATGAGAATATATTATATAATGGAAGAAATAGATTAAAACAATTATAAATATACTGTGAACTATCTCTGATACCTTTATGTTTTAATAATGATGATAACTTTTTATGAATAAAAATACTTTCATATATAGGATTAATTGGATCTAGAAATGAAATTAAACATTTCTGGTGTTTTTTTACATACTCCAAAAACTCTGTATTATTTTCCTTTACTATTGGTTCCTTTGTATAAGATATTTTTGGATTTAGTAGTTTATTTTTTAAATACATCTCTCCAAAAAATGTCTTACACTTATTAATTTTTGAAAACACACTATTATCTTTATCTCCATTATTATCAAACAATTCTGTTTCTTTATAAAGATTTGATGGAATAATAGAACTTGTTTTATTAACAAAAATAGGTTCTAATAATTCATTACATTTATCATTTCCTAAATTATTATAGTCTATTTCAGTTTTAGATATTCTAATAAATTCATACATACAATAACTTTTAAAAAAATAAATAGTTTTATATTTACAAAATCAATAAATTTAAAGAAATTATACAATATATATACATTATGGAGGTCGTCGAAAGGATTTCTTGGGATGACTATTTTGTAAAAATTATTCTTGCTACAGCCGAAAGATCATCTTGTAACAGATTAAAAGTGGGTAGTCTTATTGTTAAAAATAATAGAATTGTTTCTCAAGGATATAATGGATTCTTATCTGGATGCAAACACGAATCTATTGTTCGTGATGGACATGAACAGGCAACAGTTCATGCTGAACAGAATGCTATAAGTTTTTGTGCTAGAAATGGTGTTTCTTGTGAAAATTCTATTATTTATATTACCCATTACCCGTGTGTTAACTGTATGAAATTGATTTGTGCAAGTGGTATAAAGGAAATCAGATATATTAATGATTATAAAAACGATGATGTAGTTAAACGTCTTTCCGAACTATCTGGTATTAACATTATTCAACTACCAGTCAAGGAGTGATTTATTATAATTTCCTGTAAAACAACTGGTGCAGGCATTTTTATTAGGTAGTATATCTATCATTGTTTTTATATCCAAATACCTTAGCGAATCGCACCCGATATATTCCTTTATCTCGTCTACACTCATTTTAGAAGCAATCAATTCTTCTTTAGTAGGTATATCAATACCATAATAACATTCACTAATAACTGGTGGCGATACAATCCTTATATGTACTTCTTTTACACCATAACTCTTACACTGTTCTATCAATATCTTTAATGTGTTACCTCTAACAAGTGAATCGTCTACCAAAACTAGTGTTTTATTTTTAATAATATCTGATATAGCAAATTTTTCATTAATAGCCTTTCTACGTTCTTCATTGTTTTTAAGTATAAAGGTTCTCCCTTTCTCCTTTTTTTTAATAACCTGTTGGTAATTAAGATTTAGAGAATCAGCAAACCCAAGCCCAGAAATAATTCCTGTTTCTGGGATGCCTGATACAATTATGTCATTATAATCATAAAATGTATCACCCTTTGATAATTCGACACCACATCTATATCTAAAATTCTCTACATTTACATTGTCTGTAGTTGATTTCTGATTTAAAAAATAAATATATTCTAATGAACATGGTGTAAAATAATTAAATTTTGTAT